TCATCCTGTCCTCCTCTTCAAAATTGTCAGTACAGGCCCGCGTGAGTCCGTAGCTGATACCCTATTTGCAGCGTCAATCAGCTTCTCAAGCTCCGCGCCGGAGTAGTGGCTGGTGATGCTGCCGTTCTTATGACCGAGCAAGGCCTTCCGGTCTTCCTCCGTTACACCTGCTGCGCGAAGCCGGCGACCAAACGAATGTTTCAGGTCGTGCACCCTGATCGATGCGTACCCTGGGTGAGCGGGGCGAAGGTTTTCCTCCTGCCAGAGTTTCGCCGCTCTCACCCGTGCTTTTTTCCATGCAGAGTCATTCATCCTATGCATGGCTGTGCCGTTGTACGGAAACACCCACTCTTTGCTCAGTCCGCGCTGCTTGTCGATAACCGACTTGGCCACGGCATTGAGCACCACCAGGCGCTCGTCGCCATTCTTCACGCCGGATCGTTCGTTACGGCCGCCGAAATCGGAAGGAATCAGAAAAACACGGGTCCCCAGTTCCGGTACCTGGATTTCCCAATCCCATCTCAACTTGCAGACCTCCTGCTCCCGGCAACCCGTGTTCACCTTGAACAGGGCCATCTTTTGCAGGTACGTCGGCAGCTCTCCAAAGAGGATCGACTGCTCGTCCCAAGTCATTGGGTAGGGCAACCCCATCGCAGTCCTGGCCCTGATCGCTGAGATCGAGACGCTCAAGGCAGGCTTCAAAAACTTTCACCGTATCTGCCCGGCTGCACAGTGCGCTCGAACAGAAGCACTGGAATGCCTTGGTGGCGAAGTACAGCACCCACAAGGCGCGCAAGGTTCAGGCGCTTTCTGCACTTCAGGCCCTCATTAGCACCCCGGCGCCGAAGCTGTTCCTGTACAAGGCGATCACCGCCTGGGCCATACCGCAGTTGAAGGGCTCGCGGCCGAAGATGGCAACCTCCGTTTCGATCGAGATCCCGCTCGACGCTCCGGAATGGCGCCGTGAGTCGATGGTGAAGGCGGCGGTTGCGGCCGGCCAGCCCAAGGCGAAGAAGGACGAATCCCGCTCTGCTGACATGATCGTGCTGAAGGACAGCTTCTACGACATGAACACCTGGGATAACGACGGCACTCCGGAGTCGACTCGGCGCCGGTGGCGACTGGATATCGGTCGGGCTGCTGACGATCTCGTCAACGATGCTCTGGCACATGCCGCAGACATTCTGGAGGCGGAAGGCTTGCTGATTGAACGGGCTGCGTGATTGCCTGTTGACATCAGTGAGCGGATGAGCGAAATTGATCTCATTCTGTCATTCGTGCGCATTAAGGATTGACTAGAAGAAGCCCGGCAGATGTCGGGTTTTTTTGTACATGGCTCTCGAGGATCGAGCGCATGGAAATGTGGGAGTTGGTCAGGCGCCTTCTTGCCGGAGCAAATGGTGGTGGACAATCGTTCACGCCTGGTTTGATCGGCGATCTTTACCGTCGTGATTTGATTGCGGCGAAACAGGATGCTGGTCTCACCTATCAAGAAGTCTTGGAGTTTGCCGATTGTCTTTCTGAGCAAATGCAGAAAGAAGGCCTCATACGGCCGGCCGGTGTAAGAGGCAAAGGGCCTGCAATACTGGGTGCAATGGAGCGAACAGAGCTTGGTGAAGAGCTTTATGATGCCATTCGCGGGCATAACGTCGTAATGTTTTTCGAGGGCATGAATGCGGATGTCGAAGCCCCTACAATCCGAAGACTCCTGTACCAGCTGAGTTCCTGAATTTCCCTTGCTTCATCCTGAGCCCGACCACTGCGCCGGGCCTTTATTGGTGAAAGTGACTGAGAGGCCAAAGGTTGATGTAGCTAGACCCTTGAGGCGCCCGCTACGGGGCTATGCCGAGGGGGCCGCAGGTTCGAACCCTGTCTTTCTCCCACCAAACTCAAGCACGACCCTGCGCCGGGTTTATGTTGAGGTGATATGGATTCGCCTGTTGAGCAACTCCATCGGTTTTATTTCGATGCCGTTTTCGTTCCTGGGGCTTTGTCGTTTGCCCTGGTTGTCATGTTGGCCATTGTTCGAAAAAAGCGCCCCGACATTTCCATAGGTTGGATTCTCGGCATTTTTGCCATAGGTTTTCTTGTGTTTACCTGCGTGCCGCACGCGTGGCAAATTCTGTTTCCAGAGCCATGCGTTTTCCAGTTTTCCTCACCAACAAATATGTGCAATTTCGGTCCATCTGTCCGGCTGCAAGCTGGCATGTTCGCTGGTATGTTAGGCGCCTTGTCTGCCCTGCTGACGCTGAAAGTCGGATTGACCGTGCGGCGCAAGCTTAAGAAGTAGTTTTCGCCAGAGAGAACCCCGGCCTTAGCGCCGGGTTTTTATTGCGCGATGTCCCTATGCTACTGTCTGAACTGATAGCTTAAGGTAGGGGCACATGAGCATAGATACTGAGATGTTGATGGGCACTGTGGAGCAAACCAAAGACATCGTTAATGGCATGTCGAAAGATTTGCAAGTGGATGCCGGAACTGTTGCTGACACTTACAACATCATGATGAATGCCGCTGAAAAGCCTAATGAATATGAGTTCAACGAGTTGGAGGTTGCTCTTGAGCAACAAATCATCTCCGGCAGGCTTAATGACAGCGTCAGTCGCCACGAAGGCAGAATTGTAAAAGTAGTGGTTTATTGATTTATCGGCTGTCCAAAATGCAATAAAGAGAAATTTTCAAGCCTCGCCAATGTGCGGGGCTTTTTTGTGCCTCAAATTTACCTGCAGCCAGGGTAGCCCCCCGGGAAGACCTGGGCGCCGGAAACCGTAAGAAAGTAAGACTGGCAACCCAATGTGCTCGACAGGGCTGGCCAGGTAAGCACACATGCTACGTATGGCTTTTCTGCGTCTATGCTTGTTGTTCCAATCAAAGGAGGTACAAGCAATGGAAGCTGCTGGATATGACAGATTGTCCAATTTGGCAAGCGCTAACGGGGAGGTGGGTACCGGTGGACTTGCCAATTGTATTGTTGTGGTGGGTTTCGATATATCGAGTCGAATGGCAATTGCTCATTACAACACAATTAATTGCATGGATACTTCAAGTAACCCACCGCGATGGAATGAAGCATCGTTAACAAACTTTCGCGAATGGTTCAAAAAACAAAGACAAGCAACTAAATTCATGGTTGGCCTTGGTAAGGGCTGGATCGATCCTGAAGGTGACATGGTCCGCCTTCGCATTGAGCTTATCCAGCTAATCATCAAGGTTTTTGGGTATGAACCAACTGTTGCAGGCTATTGTATTACCTGCAGAGAGAGAACCCTGACCGCGCATGTAAATGACAGTGTTATGCCTCAAGGCTGGGGTCAAATGGGCCTAGTGATTCCGTACGATCAATTAAAAGGCAGATGACTCCCCGTCTCATATAGCTACTGCGTGCGTCGTCAGCGGAAGTGTCCTGTCGTTATCGGTACTGCTTTGGCGGGCTGCAGAAAGACGCGCGCACCTATTCAGGGCCTCAGCATTCGCTGGGGCTTTTTCGTTTCTGGAGCACAGCATGAAGAGCGAATATCGCAGCCTCGTCGAGGCGATCATCTGTAGTGAGCAGAAGCTTAGAGAGGCGAGGGCCATTCAGCGTGATGCCAAAGAAAAACTGGTTCAGGCAGACGGGTTTGTGATCTACCAAGAGACCGGCCTCCGCGAGAGCGAACAGAAGCTGGCTGAACTGGAGTTGAAGATTCTCGGGGCGGAAGCCCCGGCGCTTCAGGAGGAAATCAAAGAGATCAACGCCTCTCTGAAGCTCCTGTGTCGCGAAGTGATGCGTCCCGAGGTCTAGAGCCCCATCGGTTTGGTGATGATTTGTACGCCAATTGCGAGCGCCTGGTTAAGGAGCTCGGAAGCGACCGTCTTTGCACCGGATTTCGTGGCAGCTGACAGTTTTTCGCCAAGCGTCTCCGTGCCCAGCGATGGTTTTGGCACGTGCTTCAAGGCCTGGAGTCCGTAAGGCGTAAGCACGTAAACGTACCTGTTTACAGGGGCTGCTCTATTCGAGATGAATCCAGCCTGAACAAGCCACGTTAGAGTCGCATCGAAGAACTCTGTTTCTGGGTCGCGCTCACCCTCTGTCACAGCGCTTCCTGAAACAGGGTCGTATTCAAGATACTTTACGACCGAGAGGCCAGCGACTTCCGGGCTTACGCTCGAAGGAATGGGAAAGTTCTCATACAGGAAGGCGAGTATGTCAGCGCTCATCTCGTCGAAGCGCTCAATGTTTGTTTTTGCCATGGTTCCGTCCATTGTCACGCTGTAGGGGTGTCGACGATAGCACGGAGCTATAAGCCCGCCACTGAGCGGGTTTTTTCATTTTTTGGGCTATGCCCGGGCCAGCACAGGTCTTTTTTAATCCATCAACTCCCGACCGGGAGGAAATCGAGATGCCGAACATGCCCGATAAACCAGATACCTGGCTGCTCGTCCTTGCGTGGCTGAGCCAGCACGCGCCGACGATCTATGCCGGGGCGCTGTCGTTCGTAGTGGGTGCGCTACGCATCATCTACGGCGGCGGGACTCGGCGCCAGGTACTGCTCGAAGCCTGTCTCTGCACCCTGATCACCATCGGGCTTATACCGCTGCTCGAGTATTTCGGGTTGCCGCAGAGCTTCGCCACTCCGGCTGGCGTGTTCATCGGCTTCCTCGGTGTGAAGAAGATCGCTGAACTGGCTGATCGGTTCGCTGACTTCAAGCTGCCGAGTCGAAAGGCAGAGTAGCCCCATGGACTATATCATCGGCGGAAACCACTACTCCGCGAGTTACCAGGACCTACGCGAGGAACACGCCCGATTCGTCGGGATGACCGACAAGCGCTTCCTGAAGGAGCTGCCCGCGAACGTTGTCCTGTCGGATGAAGGGATCGTCCACCAGATGGCCCACCTGATCCACTTGAAGGGTGAGCCCCTGTTTATGACCAGGCTTGGCGAGATCCGCGAACTGTTCAACAAGCAGCTGCAGCTTGCAGCGTAGGTCGCGACACGTTTCGCCGGCCTTCAAATTGTGTCGCGACATTGGAGAAGAATATGAGCAGTGGTTACACGAAGCCGGTTTGCAAGGGCGATTCTGCGTTGGGTATGAGCAGGGGCTATCCGCTGATGAGCTGAGGGCCTTTGGCTTCCTGGCGGGTGATCTGACTGGTCAGGACTGCGAGGTCTGGCCGGATAACTGGCCAGCTTTCACTGTCTTCGAAGCCATGAGCACCCAGTGGCGAGTGGGCGCGTGCGGCGCTACCGGTTTGGACTATGCCGTCCTACCCAGCGTTATTCGAATGTGTGGCGTCCCGGTAAAGGATCGGCAAGTCATCTTCAGCGATATCCGGCACATGGAGGCTGAAGCCCTGCAGGTGATGGCGGAACAGAGAGATAACACATGACCGATTTCACATCGCTTGGCATCAGGATTGATACCGCTGACGTTTCGAAGGCCAGCGACTCCCTGGATGAGCTGGTCGATGCGGCCGAGGGTGCAGAGAAGGCTGTCGACGACCTTGGCAAGGCAGGCGAAGGCTTGGCCAACACAGGGAAGAAGATCAGCCAAGCGGAGACGGAGGCCGCCCAGGGCATCGATAAGGCTACCGGTGCAAAAAGAGCGCCAGGTCGACGCAAGTCGTAAAGCCGGCGCCAGTGCTGCCAGCGAAATCGCGATCATCAGCCAGCTCGTCAAGACGATGGCCGACGCGATCAAGCTGGGCGACTTCCCCTATCCGCAGGCCTGGCACGAAATGCAGGGCATCCTGGCGGGTGCTTCGTTCTTCTTCTGGGCGCGCCTTGTTGACCGCACCGGCAACGTCGGCCCGTGGTATCCGACAGGTGTCGGCGTCAACGGTCAGGCCAGTTCTGACCAAACCGAATACGAGGAGTATTTCTCCGGCCAGATCGGCGAGTCTGCTATCGGCCAGCACCTGGGCGATCGAATCAACCTGATCGACGGCCCGGCTGACCTGCCCGGGTCAGTCAACAATCGCATCCAGGTTGTATCGGGCGAGGTTTCGGCGATCTCGGAAAAGGTTGACGGCGTGTTTGCCCAGGTGAACACGCCGATGGCGGGCTCCACCGAGGACCTGGCCGGCTCGACGGAAAGCTTCGTTGGCGTCTGGTCGGTGCAGTCGGCGGTGATTGAGGGCGACGTTGCCACAGGCAAGCGCGTGGACGAAATCCAGGTGCAGCAGGGTCAGAACAGCGCCGTAATCCAGCAAGTCAGCCAGGCCCAGGTGGCACTCGGCGGCAAAGCCTCGACCATGTGGTCGGTGAAGATGCAGATCGACTCTGCGGGGCGCTATGTCGCTGCCGGGATCGGGCTCGGCATCGAAAACGGTCCAGCCGGTTTGCAGAGCCAGTTCCTGGTGAGTGCCGATCGCTTCGCCGTGGTGAATGGCATGGGCGGTGGCGCTCTTGCTGTGCCGTTTGTTGTCCAGGACGGCCAGGTCTTCATCAACCAGGCGTTTATCAACCAGGCCTTTATCAAGGAGCTGGAGCTCGGGATGACGCTCAGGTCTGCAGCGCTCAACAGCGAAGGTCTGCCGTTGCTGGAAATCAACATACCGGCAGGGACGTTGACGCTGCGCGGCCAGTCGGCGGAAGGGGCTACGTTGCTGAACAACAGCGGCATCTTCGTTTACGACTTGAACCATACAGAGCGTGCTGCCCTGGGGAGGCTTTCGTAATGGCGTTTTATGGAGCCAGAACAAGGAATGCCGCCGGGGTGGAAACGCTCAACACGTCGACCATGGGGATTCGTTCGATCGTGACCAAGAAGATCACGGTCCCACCAATCACCAGCGACTTCACCAGCTTCATCGATATGCCGGAGATCACCGCAGCTTCGTTCGTTTGCGTCACGCTTCAGGACGCTTCTAACAGTTCCTCGGCGCTCCCTGCTGTGTTCTGGTCTACAGGCCAGCTCGGGGTTCGCCGCGGCGCCGGCATAGCCTTGAACGTTTTCATCCTGACTTATCAATAAGGGGGAGGCATGGACTACGGATTCAGGTCGCGCAACGGTCTGAACTTCTTTCAGATCGACAGCGTGAATAGGGTTCTCGGGGTCGCTGCCAGTGGCAGCTACGTGATCGGTAAGCCGCCTGGCGCCCAGCTCACCATCACTTCAGCAACCATCACTTATCCAGCGCCGATCACCACGCCCGATCCGCCCATGGTGTTCTTGAACCCGAACAACCAGGGCATGTATCACACACTGATGAACATCGGCAGCCCGGGGAACTGGACGGGGTTCTCGTTCCAGCTGCAGCTGATGTCGCCATTCAACAGCTCGGATTGCAGCGGGAAGTGGCTGGTGGCGACGTTCCGTTCTGTTGGCCCACCCAGCGAGTATGACATCAGACTGAAAAACGTGGCCGGCGAGGTGATTTTTGTCGGGGCCGACAACCTGCTTTCGATGAGAGGGTTTCCTGTCAATGAAGGCTGGTCACTCGATAATCGTGGCGAGCAGGTCGGGGGGAGTCTACTGGTCTGGTTGCCAGATGCCGTGGACTGGCGACTCTGCAGATTACTTCCTGGCTTCAACCCCGATCGGCGGAAAGATCTACAACGGCAACTCGACGCTGGAAACACCATGTGGGTTTCATGCCGGCATCCGCTCAACGCTAAACGGATATATCGGGGCGATGGTCAGCTCTGAAGGGGGGGCCGCAAAGAATGGTCGCACGACATTTGCAGCGCGCCCGATGCGCCCTTTGTAACCCGATGCACATTCAACCAGGCCCTCCGCGCGAGGGCTTTCTTTTGGGAGTAATAAATGGCTAAGCAGGTAATTCAGTTAGGAACACCGCCTACAGGAGTCGGCGGGGATACGCCACCCAGCGCCAACGTCAAAATCAACAGCAACTTTGACGAGCTTTATGCTGCTGATCTCATCAACTACAAACGCACCAACATCATAGGCACTGTCTCTCAATCTGGAGGAGTGCCGACCGGAGCCATTATTGAAACCGGCACTAATGCAAATGGCACATATACAAAGTTTGCCGGCGGGGCAATGATTTGCACTCGGCAAGTTCAAGTTACCGTAGCCATTCAAACAGTCTCTACAAGCGGGGTTTACTACAGCGGTGGTAATGCCGCTGCCGCTATGCCCGCGACATTTACAAGCCTTATGTTCGCCGACGTTGGGATTACAAGCTCCTCAGAAACCACAGGCTGGGTTGGCGGCCGTGGCGTCGATTCGCTTAGTGCGTGGGCAGGCAACATATTGTTCGACGTTTACTCGCGGGCAGCACAAGCCTACACACTTCAATATTTTGCAATCGGTCGGTGGCACCAATGAAAATACATCTTTTCCCTCAGCGCCGGGATGACGCTTTGTTTGTGGTTCGGTCTGGTAGTTCACTGATCGTCAACGGTGAGACATTCGATTTCTCGCCGATGGCCGACGGCAGTACGTTGCCTGCTGCGGCGCTGAGTTCGAGCTGGTTTTTTGGCCAAGTCGACAATATCGGTGGTGAGTTGGCGTTCAGCTTGATCCTGCCTCTTCCTGTCAACTACAGCCAGGCCCAGGCCTTTCCTGCGTGCCCGACGGGCCGGTGGCCTTACCGCAGCCGTTGCCCAGCGATGAACCGCGAGAGCAAGAGTCAAGCCTGCCGAGGGCAGGGAGTATCGACTGGTCCCAGCTGATCACCGCCGAAATGAAGGCGGCGGAAGTTCTGGCTGAGCGTCTGGCTGAATCTAAGGCGCGGTTGGCGGCCAGGAGCAAGCAGGCTGCTACGCAGATCGACCGCATCACTGATCGGATCGAAACGCTTGGCTACGGCATTGAAGCCGGCGAAGCCACGCCCGAGGATGAAGCCGAGCAAGCTGCATTGATCGTGAACTTGAAAACCTGGAAGGCCTACAAGTTCGCCCTTGGCAAGGTCACCGCGCAAGCGACCTGGCCGACGGCGCCGGTCTGGCCTGCAGAACCGCCAATACCGGGCATTGCTGCGGCGCCAATGCTGGGGGTTGGAGAAACTGAGTAAAGCAGCAACTCCTAAAGTAAAGCGCCTGTCAACATATTCAGAATCAATTTTCCGACCGGTAGCGCCTTAGGCGTAGGTATATGCCCATCGGGTTATCGGTGAGTATGCTACTGTCTAGGCCGAACTCAGGGATTAGGAGGCACAGTATGTCAAGTTACATATCTTCGGAGCTTATCGAGCTGGATGGATTTCAACCTCTTCAAATAAGTGAGTGCACCAATTTTCCTAAGAAAATTCAATACGCTTGCGGTTTAAATGTTCTCGATGAGTGGTTGAATGTTGATTTTTTTGATGATGCATTGATATGGAATTTTGGCCATATTGGCGGCGTTCCTAAAAGCATTGCAGAGGGCGTCTACAAATTAAATCTTCTTGAGCGCCACCCATTCCCGGATAACCATTTTGATTATGCCTTCTGCGAAGACTTCATCGAGCATATACATCAGAAGGATGCTATTTTTTTTCTCTCGGAAGTACTTAGAACTCTGAAGCCGGGGGGAGTATTAAGGCTATCGACACCAGGCCTGCATGGTGTGATGTCGCTTCATTTCAATAGACCAGATCTAAATTCAGTAATTGAGAATCAGGATGCTGCTTATACTAGATGGGGGCATGTTCATTTCTTCTCTCATGAGAGCCTAAGAACCATGGCTCTGTACCTTGGATTCAGAAAGTATCGCCAACGGTCATATGGTAAGTCTTGGCATAAAAAATTGAAAAATCTTGAAACAAGAGCTGAGCAAGCAAACTATAAAATCAATATTTACGCAGAACTAACAAAGTAG